CTTTGCCAACTTACTTAATCCCTGGGGAGGGCAGTACAATCTGTACTTCACTGACCCAACTACCAACGAGCAGATAACATTCACAGCCATTGATGGCAATCAGTATGATAGCATCTGCCTGAATCTTGTTCAGGCCTTGACCAACTTAGAGGAGCAGACATTCGTAATTAATATTTTCTCATAAATGACAAACCAATACTATGATTTTGATGCAAGTTGTGGAGGCAAGCGCAGAGGCTGTTGCCTCATCGAGCTACCACACGATAGTGAGCCTACTGACATTGATGCTGATAGCAGCGATCAGTGCAGCCTTTTCCTTGTTTATGGATTACTTCCTGGAGGATCACCCACTTGGGCAGTGGTATCTGTCACAGATTCAGAGACTACCAACCTTCTGGGCAAAGCCTCTCGGTGAATGCCCATTCTGCTCCGGTGCATGGCAGTTCCTGCTCATCGGTTGCATCATGTTTGACTATCCGTTTTATCTATGCTCAATATTTTTAGGCGCAAATCACATAATGCTGCTCCTGCTGAACAAGTGGCAGAAAAAGCTGCTGTACAAAAACAAAACAGCAGAATACTTTACAGGGGTGTAGCTCCTGCTGATCGATGGGATCAAATCGAGTTTGCCTTCACTTCCGGAGGCATCAATTACTTCAAGTTCAGTGCAGAGGTCAATGTGCCATTCCAGAGGGCAGTAGCTGCCAGGGATATTTTCACCGAAGAGCTATGGCAGATTAACCCTGACTACCTGAGAGGATGGAACAATGGGTTGATAAACCTGCTAATGGACAAGAAGAAGAAGGATGATAAGAAGCTGTATGAGATAGGAGTGATGGCCTCCAGGCTCAAAGAGCAGATGGAGATGTCGGTTAGCCTGCTCAGGCAGCTAAAGCTGGCAACAGTTGTTTACTTTGATGAGCAAGAGAATCCACTTGATTACCAATATCCATACAACAAGCAGAAGCTGGAGCATTGGATGAAGCACAATGATGTGGAGGGTTTTTTTTTGAATCTGCCAGAGTATGCCTATCTGCCCTCTTTGACAGAATACAGCACGAATTTCCCGACCTATTTGCAGGCCGAGACTCTTCAAAGCCTAAACAACCTGAAGCACATTATTGGACTTCAATTACCAGACAGCATAGACAGCGATTTGATGAACAATTTAGAATCGCAGGTGGAAATGCTCAGCAGCTTAAATTCTTGGTCGAAAGGCCAATCTATGAATACTATTTGATTGCCTCTGCCTATATTGCCGAGGCTAAAAAGAGAAGGACAACTAAAGGGTAAATGTGATTCATTTTGTTAATTAGGTGAAACATATAAAGAGCCACTGAATTTCGGTGGCTTTTTTAATTGTTATCTTTGGGGCATGGCAACCATTTCAACTAATGACATCAAAATCAGGTATGACATTGACCTGAGTAAGCTGCAGCAGGCTACATCTGAATTTGACAAGATTACTGCCGAGGAAAGAGCATTGCTCAAAGAGCTTGGTAAGCTAAAAAAGCAGTTTGAGGAAGTAGGTGATAAGGCTAAGAAGTCAGGTAAGGATGCTGGTGATGCAATGGGTGGTCTTGGGCAGATTGCCTCCAAAGTTGGGCCAGCAATAGCCGGAATATTTGCAGCTGACAAGGTGATGAGCTTTGCAAAAGAGGTAATTGCTGTAACTGCCGAGTTTCAGAAACTATCAGCTATACTTACCAACACACTTGGAAGCAGGAGTGCAGCAGCAGGAGCATTGACAAACATTCAGCAGTTTGCAGCTCAAACTCCATTTTCAGTTCAAGAACTTACTGCATCATTTGTTAAGTTAGCTAATCAAGGATTCACACCTACTGTTGCTCAGTTAAGGAGACTTGGAGACCTTGCCTCTTCAACTGGAAAGAGCTTTGACCAATTAGCTGAGGCTATTATTGATGCACAAACTGGCGAGTTTGAGAGACTAAAAGAGTTTGGAGTAAGGGCAAGTAAGGCAGGAGACCAGGTTACATTTACTTTTAAAGGGGTTCAGACTCAGGTTCAGTTTAGCAATGAGGCAATCAGAAACTATCTTGTTTCACTTGGTGAACTTCAGGGAGTTAGTGGCTCAATGGCTGCTATCTCACAAACATTAGGAGGTCAAATCAGTAATCTGGGTGATGCCTGGGATAGTTTGCTCAACACCATTGGCACTAACCTTGCTCCAATTTATCAGAAGGCATTAGGAGCTACTTCTGCATTCCTTACTAAACTAAATGACTTATTCGGTGGAAAGCAGGTGAGAGAAGCCGGAGAGCAATACAATAAAATTTATGAGCAGTTTAGTAAGGCAAGTCCCCGTGCGCTCGAAATATTAAAGAAAAGCAGCCAAGAGCAGGTAGAAGCAACAAGAAAAAGGGTTGCAGATATGAAAAAGATTTATGGTGATGAGACAAGACAAGCCGAAGTTTTTGCGCAAGAATATAGAGCTGCTGCATCTGAATATGATGACATCCAGCAGCAGTCAATAACATCATCAAGGACTGTAACTGCCGAGCAAATTAGTGAGCAAGAGAAGTTATTACAGGCTTATCAGGTAAATCTTGATGTATTTACCAAGCTCTATGACGAGAAAAAGAAAAACACAGAGGCTGATAAGCAGACAGAAAAACAAGTAAAGGCTGAGTATGATGCAAGACTGAAGTTGATTGAGCTTGAAAAGCAGCAATTGATTTTAATGGCTCAACTAAGAGGTTCAAAATTGGGTGAAGTAGGAGCTGAGAAAGTATTTCAAGAAAAGTTGTATCAACTCAAAAAAGAATACAGCAATAAAAATATTGGCATTACTGAGGCAGAAGTGAATGTTGCCAAACTGCAACGAAACAAGGCAGTAAAAGACTATGAAGAGGCAGCTAAAGCTGAACAATTAGTGGCAAAAGACGCATCTGGCAAACTCAAAGCCATAACCGACAAATATTATCAGGATGCTCAAGATGCCAAAGACAAGGACATGAAGAAACGCTTTGAAAAGACTAAGGCTGAGCATGAGCGAGAGCTTGACGAACTAAGGAAGCAGGAGGATAGAAAGCAGGCTATTAGAGAAAAGGCCTATGAATTAACCCAAACAATAGTACAAGGAGCATTTGACTTGTACCAAGCTAACCTTAACAATGAAATGACCAGCATTCAGCGCAGATATGATGAAGAGATAAGGTTGGCAGATGGCAATCAGCAAAGAATTACAGAAATAAATGAGAGACGTGCAGCTGCCGAAAAGGAAATTAAGACTAAGCAATTCAAGGCAGAGCAACTTTCAGCAATTGCACAAATAGCTTTTGCTGCAGCTCCAGAGATCATCAAATATGCAGTATCTGCGCCTCCTTTGGCAGCAATTATAGCTGCAACTGCAGCTGCACAAACTGGATTTGTTTTGGCTCAACCTGTACCTGAGTTTGCAGAAGGAACAAAAGGCAAACCGTTCAAGGGCGGTAAGGCTATAGTAGGTGAGCGAGGGGTAGAGAAGGTAGTCACCGAATCTGGAAAGGTTTACTTTACACCACCGACTGCAACTCTTGTGGACTTGCCTAAAGGCTCTCAGGTTATTCCTAACCATGCATTGAGCAAGCAAGAACTATTCCTGGCATCACACTATGCCAGCAGAAGCAGCAGCTCAGCCTCTCCGGTGGTAGGCAAGCTGGATGAACTTGGAAGCATCATTAAATCACTTCCTATCACTCAGCTAAACATGGATGAGCGAGGATTTGAGAAATACATTAGGACACCTCGTAGAACAACTAAGGTGCTTAATAATCGCTTTAGGTCAAGCGACTCATGATTGTTATTGGTTTAGATTAACGGCGAAACTGCCTCTGCATTGCAGGGGCATTTTCTTTTTACCTTTGTCCTATGGCAAACTGGAGATTTTATTTAGATGGCAATGAGGTCGAAGAGCCTATTGGCTGGGATGCAATTGAGTTCACAGCCTTACGCATGGATAGTCATGGCATTGACCAGCCATTCAGCACCGAAGTCAGATTCTACAATCAAGGTGCGAAATATATCAAGGAGATTTATGACCAATACTTCATCAATCAGCCTATTGCCATCCAGATTGTCTCAGATGTAGCCTATAATGGCTATCCATTCACATTTGATGGCTTCCTGAACTTAGCAATCTATGAGGAGCATAACGTGTGCGACACTGATAGCTGGGAGATTACCGTAGGTATCATAGATGACAATTTTAGGGAGAAATTCAAGGCAAGGCAGGATGTAGAGATAGACCTAATCACTAATCAGGATTTGGATGGTAATGCTATTGATAGCCTGACATTTGACAATATAAGATTGCATAAGCAAGAGCTATTTCTGGTAGGTAGAGCCGGAGGTGAAATAGCTGCCTATAATATAACATGGGATTTTCTCAATGGATGGTCAATAGATCAGGATGGAGGCTCAAGATATGCTACAACAGTTCCATTTTATTGGGGTAGCAGTGACTTTAAGGATAGTTTTTCAGGTACATTTGACCCAACTGGCCTTGCATTTACATTCACCAACGCATTTTTAGTTAATAACTCAGGCTTTACGAGGACTTTTGAAATAAATCTAAGCCTTGACCTAAACTGGGGATGGACATATACATGGATTCTGCCAACACCTCCACCAACAGACACAGCTAATGTTGAGTTGGCTATAATGGTTGCCTCTGGTACATCAACAATAGTTTCTGAATTTGTTCTATACTCAGGGCCAGCTGTCAATCCTAATACTACAATTGCTCCATTAGGGCAAGTTACAGCAACATATCAATTTACACTTGCTCCAGGGCAAAGGGCATTGCTTTTTTATGAGTGGGGTACAGCTGGTTCAATTCAGCGTCTAAATCCTCCGGGATTTGGCTATACTCAGCTTGAAGGATTTGTTATTACTCAAAATCAATGCTTAGTTCTTACCGAAAAAACATCAGGAGGTTATGCTTCATTCTCTGATATGCTATACATTCAAAATGCATTTAAGAGAATCATATACAAACTTACCGGAAGCAATGACAAATTATTATCAGACACATTCAGCATAAGTGGAGATGGATGTTATTGGAACAATGCTATAACGAATGGTCTAAGAATAAGAAATGCTGTTTACTTGGAGGATATTGAAAATCTTTGTAATCCAGAGGCAGAGGATAGCTCTCAATTTTATGCCTTCAAAACATCATTCAAGTATTTATTTGAGCAACTTGATAAAATATTCTGCTTGGGATGGGCATTTGAATGGACTGGTCTTGAATGGAAGATAAGAATTGAAACGAGAGACTACTTTTATCAAAATTCACTAAGTCAATCTTTTGAAAATGTAGGCGAGGTTGTACAGATGGCAAAGGCTGATAAACTTGTCAATTCAATTTCACTTGGCTATACTGATGTTTGGAAAAATATACAGCTATCAGGTATATGGGCAATTCACACAGATAGAAACTACTTCATTGACAATAGAGCAATGAATGAGAACTCATCTGGTAAGCTGGACATAAAATCAAATATTATTGCTGAAGGTTATGCTATTGAGTTTAGTAGAAGGCTTCAGTTTTATCAAAATGACTCAGGATCATCGGATAGGCCAAATGACTATGAGACTTTTATTGTTTGGCTTAATAGATTTCCATTGACAATTGAAAATGTTGAAGATTCAGAATATGAAATACCTGATGAGGATGGAACAGTAACATTTGCACCAGGAACAGTTAGTATGTCATCCAATCACATTGCTGCTTCCAATAGTCCTTTAAATGGCCTTTACAACATCTACCACACTCCTGCCCGAATTGCTTGCCGATGGTGGAAGGTGCTTGGCATGCACACTTATGGATTGACAAATCCAATGCTGCGTTATCAGGTAGGTCAATATCAGACTAATTACTCAAGCACAATTCATGGAGGTAGTGAGAAGGAATCATGCATTGAGATTCAAGGAGGAGCAATAGCCGAAAACAGCAATATATCAGCTTCAATTTTGAATCCAGCTTATCAGGAATATCTATTCAAGCCGATAGGAGTTGAATTTAGCTACCCTCAAAGTCTATGCGAT